TCAAGTCTACGAGTTAGATATGGTATATCATACAACTCTATGTTCCATCCTGTAACAACCTCTGGTGTATTCTCCTCTACCATCCACCAGTTAATAAAATCATTTAATAATTCATACTCACTATTAAAACCTTTGTATATAACATTCTCTTGTTTATTATCAAATCCACCTTGTCCCCAAGTACGAATCTGTTTTGTATTATAATCTTGTATTGATATGAGTAGTATTTCTTCTGCAGCAGATTCTACATCGGGAAAACCATTCTCAGACTTCACCTCAATATCTAATGTTGTAATCTTGATCTTACTTACGTCAAACTTTATCTCTTCTTCTGGATACTTCTCAGAAATATATTGGTAAATATATCTATCATTACCATAGATCTTGAAGTTTTCAACCTCACTATACTTTCGTATAAATTCACGACACTCTCTTACAGTGCCTGGATCTACTGATTCTACATAATCTCCTTCTAGTGTCTTGTATTTTGTTTTTCTTTTAGAGGGAACAAAAAGGGTTGGATAAAACTTCTCACGGGTCATAAAGTGTTTACCATCTTCATAACCACGAACCAAGAAGTTGTCTCCAACCATCTGAACGTTGGTATAAAATCTCATTACTTAGTCAACTCAAGATATCTGTCGATAACTGCTTTTGTAGGATCTGCAATTGTAAGAATACTATCAGATCTAATCATAAGTTCTGTTTGGTCTGTTGCCTTTGGCCAAGGTTTCATATTATCAATACTTTCAAATAAGTATGGTTTAATGAGTTTACAATCAGGTTCACCTATGTCTGCTCCGACTTCTTCTACTTGACTTATAATAACATTATCTACATCCAAAAGCAAACACTTAATTACTTTGTCCATTAGTCTTCTCCTCGTACATTTTTACTATAGATTCAATTGGGTTCACTATAGTTATAACCCATTCCTTTGGAATCGTCATCACTTTATCCTCAGTTAAAAGTATCCAAGGTGCAAGTGTAATCTCAACGTTCCTTTGTTCATCAACATTTTCAGTTAAGACAAGTGGTTTATTTGCTGATACTTTATGTGGTTGTGCAAGAAGATAACCATAAACTTTATCAACCATAGGAACATCATCTTTACGACGAAGTTCTTTTGTATCAGCAAGGATCTGCTCTCCAGATTTTAATAGTAGTAACTTAACAGACATGTTGAATATTAATAAGATGGTAGATTCCTATAGCCGCTTATGCTGAACCTACCAAAGGGCATAACCGCAGCCAGTATTTCTCTGACGATTATATTATAGCACAACTTCTAAATTTTTCCAAGGGATTCAAATTTTTCTTTTGGATCAAAAAAATCAAACCACCCAGTAACAATATATTTAGTTTGTGTTGGTGAAGCAATTCCCCTATGAGTATAAGTCCAATCAACTGGCCAAATTACAGTAAGACCTTTCTCTGGTTGTATTTTTAACTTCTGATGAAACCATTCAGTTTGACCACCATCTGTTACAGTGTTTAAATAGGTCATAAAAACTAAATGTCGATGTAAACAAAAATAAGAACATCTCTCAGTATGCCATCCATAGAATGCTTCTCCTGGTTGATACTTCTGTATGTTGAATTCATTTTTCAAACCCCATGAAGGCATCCCTTCTAAGGAAAAAGGAAATCTTTTGATATAAAGATCACTTATATTTTTTAATTCTTTAATATAATTTTGCAATACTATATCTGAATTGGTGGGTTGAACATATATATCGGTAGATAATTTATGATTGGGATCAATACCTCTTCCACACTCACCCCCCTGTTTTAATGGAGATTCTTCAAAGTATGATATTACATCATCACATACATCAGATTTAATATATCCCCCATATATGAAACTTGATTCATTAACTATAAATTCTCGCATACTTCTCCTATAGTCCAAGACTTATATCCAACAGAATTTATTGTATCATGAGCGTCATGCTCTGCCTCTTTAGGTATCACTACACAATAACCTATACCTAGATTGAATACCTTCTTCATCTCTTCCTCTGGTATTTCTCCTGATAGCATAATTCTCTTGAAAACGTTTGGAAACTCCCAAGAGTTGTAATCAACATGTGGTCTCAAACCTTTGGGAAAACAACGTGGTAGGTTCTCTGGTATACCTCCACCAGTTATGTTCGCCATACCTAGCACAGGAACCTCATTCATTAATTGTTCTACTAGAGATGTATAGATGTAAGTAGGAGTAAGTAAATCCCTAGTTGCCTTCATTTTCTTTTGCCTGATTAAATGATTAATCAAACTATATCCATTGCTATGAATCCCACTACTTTCAATTCCAATTATAATATCTCCCTCCTTTATTAACTTACCATCAACTATATCATACTCCTCTACTATGCCTGTAGAGAATCCTGCTAAGTCGATATCAAAGGACATTGGATGTTCAGCAGTTTCGCCACCAATCAATTCAACTCCTGCTAGTTCACAACCCTTTATAATACCTGCCATGATATCGTCTAACTTGGGACAAATTCTATTCAGTGAAATGTAATCCAAAAAATACAAAGGTTTTGCACCACAAGTTATTATATCGTTTACACACATTGCAACTAGATCAATACCAATGGTTTTGTAATTATCTAATCTACTGCATATGCATATCTTTGTGCCGACACCATCAGATCCAGATACTAAAATAGGTTCCTCATATCCACGAGGAACCTTATACATACCACCGAATCCACC